CTCCCGTTGCGGATGCTGCTCTCGTCGGTCCACGCCGAGTCGGTGGCGCCGTAGATCCAGTGGCCGGACATGCCTGCGCCGGGTGCTGCGGCGCGCGCCGCGCCCGGCGACAACGTCGACCAGGAGCCGCCAGAGATCGAGTAGCGGTACAACGTGACAGCGTTGGACCCGAGGTAGTAGATGTGGTCGTCGTTGCCCTCGATCGAGTAGGTCGAGGTGTTGTCGGGCTGGGTGGTCCACGCCGACGACACCGTGATGACGGTGCCGGTGTTGCTGGCGATGGTGCGGATCTGCCCGGCGCCCGTGCCGCCGGTGATGCGGATCTGGCTGTTGGTCCACTGGTTTGTGGTCCACGACTTGCCGCTGTTGGTCAGCGTGGACGCGCCGCCTGCGGTGGCGGTGCCGGTGGCGAAGCTCTTGTAGTCGTTGCCGATCCACGACGGCGTAGCGATGAGTCGCGAGTCGGTGCCGATCACTGTTGCGGGGGCGACACCGTCAGTCGCGCCCGTCTCCGCGGACGTCCACGTGTTCAGCGCGAAGTCGTAGAACTTGAACACGTTCGCCGTGGTGGTGCCGGCGCTGGCGATGGCGTTCAGCACGTACCACCTCGGGGTCAACAACCGGTAGGTAGTCGACGTCGTGAACGCGCTGGCCTGCGTCGCAACGGTGATCACGGCGTTGGCGCCGACCGTGTTCGAGAGGATCTCGAGCGTCGCCCCGGCGTTCGGCCCGCCGGTGATGTTGATCGAGTAGCCGCGCAGGTCACGTGCGAGCGTCAGGTTCGTCGTGATCGTCGAGGTGGTGCCGGCGGTCGCGGTGCCCGACGGGCCGATCGCGACCGACGTGCCGCACGCCCCCGCCGCGAATGTGCCGCCCAGCGCCGGCGACGGCGCCGCCACCCACGCGTCCTCGTACGGGTTGTACAACCACGCCACGGTGGCCGACTCGATGTAGAGCTGCTGCTGGCGGTACTGGCGGCTGCTGACGATGAAGCGCGCTGCGGCCGTCGCTGTGGGCGCAGCGCCGCACATCTCCCAGCGGGTCAGGTCGAGAATCGCGCGGTTCCCATTGGTCGTGGTCATGCGGTGTAGCTCACATTCCGTCGGAGGCTGTCAGCGGCCATGCCCATCAGGGCGGGGATCTGCGCGACGGCGTTGATGCCGCCGAGCTGCGTCTGGTTGGTCAGCGTCGAGCACGTCGTCACGGTCGACACGGTGGTGATGGTGCCGAGCGTCTGCGACGCGGCGATCGACGACTCGACGAGCAGACGACCGGCTGCGTTGGCGTACGCCTGGCCGATCGACCGATCAAGCGCATGGGCGATCTGGCGCAGTGCGGTGACCGCCTCGAGCAGTTCGCCCGACGCAACGACGGGGAGCGGGTTCGACGCGGACACGTCGACCGCCGAGCCGTCGACGCCGAACGCGGGTTTGACGCGCTGGTAGTGCGCGCCGCCGATGTCGTCGGTCGCGATGCTCGTCCCCGAGCCCGCAGTGATTGCAACGTTGTCAGCCATGCGGCCCCTTAGGTGGCGTCGTCGAGGTCGGCGTCGTCGGGCGTCGCCAACGCGTTGAGCACGATGCGGGCGACGATCAGGTCTTGGCGCAGGCGCCGCGCGGAGGTGCGCTGCGCCGGGGTGCGCGACCCGGCGGCCGGGAGGGCGCGCAGGTCGGCGCGGTTCTGCGCGGCGATCTGGCGCAGCTCGGCGACATCAGCAGCGAGGCGGGCCTTGCGGGTGTCACGGGTCGGCATCAGAGGACACCTCCACCGATGGCGTCGGCGACGATCTCGCGGATCTCGTCGAGCATCGTCGCCTGTTCGATCCGGTCGAGCAGCTCGGCGCGCGGGTCCGGTGCGGGTTCCGGGTCGGGGATCTCGTGCAGCCCGAGCGTGTCGATGCCGAGCGCGGCGAGGGATGGCGGGATGCCGTGGACGATTTCGGTCGCGCCGGCCGTTGCCGCATCGGCGACGGTCAGCGCATCGGCCGGGTAGCGCCGGTCGGTGATCCAGATACGGCGCATCACATCACTCCGAGGAACACGTAGGAGCGACCGCTGGAGCCGTTGGTCCCTGCGTTGCCGGTCCCGGCGCCCGTGCCGGCTGTGCCGCCGCCGACGTCAATGGTGAAGGGGTTGGAAAGCGACTGGGTGATCAGGATCACGACGCCGCCACCGCCACCGCCACCGCCACCGCCGTTGGTGCCGCGACCGTTCGCCCCGTTCCCGCCCTTGGCGCTGATAGTTCCGGTGCCCGCAAGGCGTCGAGCGGCGATCCACACGCCACCGCCGCCACCACCACCGCCGGCGCCGAGCGAAGAAGCGTCACCGCCGCCCGCACCGCCGCCTGCGCCGGTCTGCCACCGTCCACCGCTAGTGACGCCCAAAGTGTTGGCTTGGCAGTTCAAAGCGTTGAGCCACATGGCAGGCGAGTTGAACCCGCCGAGCTCTGCGTTTGGGGCGCTGACCGTGCCACCCGTGCCTCCCGAGACGCCGGACCAGCCGCTACCGCCATTGCCGCCGGCGCCGCCGAGAGCAAACGTTGCGTTGGTGCCGTTAGCTCCTGCGCCGCTCGTTCCAGTCCCGCCGACGGTGCCGCCGGATTGCCACAGGCGATTGTTGCTGAGCTGCGAACCGCCGACCTGGTTGTTTGCGTCGTTTCCGTTGGCCGAGATCGTGCCGTTGAGCGTCAGCGTCCCACGCACCTGTATCGGCCACTGCGAAACAGTCAGGGTGACGCCGGAGCTCACGGTCAGGTTGTCGTACAGCATCGGACCCGTGAGGGTCGTGTTGCTTGAGATCGTCACGTCGCCGTCAGAGCCCAGGCCGTACAGCACAAGGCCGAACGCGCCCCACCGCAGCCCGGTCGCCTCTCCGCTGTCCGCGACAAGCAGCGTGCCGTTGCTGCCGACCGTCAGCTTCGATGCGGTGTTCGCCCCCGTGCCGGCGGCAAGGTCGCCCTTGGCATCCCACAGCGCGTCTGTCGCGACCGACCCGCCGACCGCGGTCTTCAGGTTCGCGACGGTGATGCGCTTGTTGGTGCCCGTCGCGGCCATCGTCGTGTCGCCCACATCGACGATCTCGAGCAGGTCGGCGGTGTCTGCGCTCGTCAGCTCGGCGAGGGCCGAGATCTTCTGATCGGGCACGGGTCTAGGCCACCCGAACGCTTTGCGGGTTGACCGTGATGTCCGTCGTTGCGGGGCTGGTTGCCAGGGTGAGCGGCAGGCCGGTCGTCGTGTCGATGCACATGACCGGAATGTTCAGTGTGTCGTCGGAGCCGGACACGTGGCGGTAGATCAACACCTGCCGCACCGTGCCGGTGTTCGTCCCGGTCCACGACCCAGTGCCGGTGGTGGCGTCGGCCCGGTTGTTCGCGTTGTCGACCGTCACGGTGAGCGTCACGGTCTTGCGGCCCGAGCCGCCCGGCCCGCCCGTGTAGCCCGTTGCGCCGGTCAGCTCGGCCGCAGCGGCGAGCACCGCATCGACCGTCGTGTGATCCGGGTCAGGTGCCGTCGACCCCTCGAGCAACGCCATCTTGAACGTCGCGCCCGACGCGATGTCGGTGGCGAAGTAGTCGTTGAGCAGGTTGCCCTTGAAGATGTTGTACGCGATGTTCCCCACTGGTCAGCCCTCCTGCGGCTTCGTGCTCGTGTTGGCGGTCGCCAGGCCCGTGCCGAGCACGGCGGTGATGACTGCGACCCACAGGGCGGCGCGCTCGGAGCTCGCGAGCCCGTAGGCGACGACGAGCGGTTGCAACGCCAGCAACACCCGGTAGACCCGGGCGCGCACGACTTCGGATGCGATCACTGCTGCTCCTTCAGGTGTTGCTCGACGACCGCGAGGCGTTCGCCGTGGCTGTCGAGCTTGAGGTCGATGTGATGCAGCCGGCTGTCCATGGACTGCAACAGCCCGTAGCTCGCACCGTGCTGCTCGCTGTTCTCTTTCCGCGCCGCATCGACGGTGCGGTGCGTGCGGATCAACGCGACGAGCACACCGGACAGGGCCGTGACGATGACGCCTACAGCGGTCCACGCCTCGGGGGTCACTGGCCGCTGATCCGCCGCATCTTGAGCTCCTGATGCACGAACGTCAGCGCCTCGCCGATGCTCCACATCTCGTGACCGTCGAGCTTGTCGTTCACCAGCGGGATGCGGATCACGCCGTCGAGGCCGAGCTCGGCCGTCGGGCCGATCGCGTGCTTCAGCTCTGCGGGGGTCATGTCGGGTTCCTCCTCGATGAACGACGGGTCGGCTTCCACGTGCCAGTCCTCGCGCGGCACCGGCCAGTGCAGGCCGAAGGTGCTGCCGGCGAGGTGCACCTCGCGCCAGGTGACGGACGGGTCGACGATGCGGAGATCGGCCGCACGGCCACGTTCGTGGTTCGACGTGCCGGGCCGTGCGGTGAGCGCAGGGTCCGGGTTCCGGTCCCACAGGGCCTGCTGCTCGGCGTAGGTGCGGCGCCCGGACAGGATGAGCACCCGGCCACCGAAGCGCGCCAGGAGCCGCTCCAGGCGCCCTGCGAGGGGTTCCTCGAGGTCGACGTCGACACCGTCGTGGACGCGATAGTCGGTGAGGCTCATCCGACGCCAATCCAGTGAGCAGAGAACTCCGGTGACTCGGCCGACGCGTACTCGACGTTCAGCAGGCCGCCGGACGCCTGGTACACCTGGAGCTCGACGTAGTCGGCGTCCGTGAGCTTGTAGTCGCAGGCCAGGCCGATGTGGCACGGGTCGGTTGAGGTGGCGCTGCTGTTGCGCTGCGCGATCGATGTGGTCGCGTTCAACAGCAATCGCACTGCGCGAATGCCAGTTGCGTTCGT